GGCTCACGTTGTTGGGCTTCATGTCCCACTTGATGCCGACGTCGTGGGTTGTCAGCTCCTCGTCGGGGTTGCGGGCAAAGAACACCGCCACGTGGGTGACGATGCTCACGTGTTCCCCCTAATCCCATGCGCAGCCTCGACCGCTCGGGCAAATTCCCGATGCTCCCAGTCTGCGGACATAGGCTCACGCCATAGGCGATCAAGCTCCTCGTCGCTCAGGGGCTCCTGCACCGGCTGCTCCAGCGTGGCGCGGAGGGCTACTGACGCTTTACGTTCGGCTTGCCACTGTTCGCATCCCGGCTGCGTGTGTGTCTTCTCCAACGCCTCCAGCGCCTGCTGGGCGGCGGCTCGTAGGTCAGTCATGCAAACCTCCAGATCAAAGCGGCCAACAGACCGATGACCAGCACAACGACGATGGCAACCACCAGCATTCCAACGGCCTCCAGGCCGTCTGATTCCGCCGCATCGGCCGCTGCCAGCTCGCACGCCTCAGGCGTCGGGCAGTTCTTGCGGCCCTGATCGCAGGGTCCGTTGCATCGACCGTAGTGAGGCAAGATGGTCGGCTCTGTGCCGTCTCCGTAGTACTTCTCCACGCCGGGGCTCATTGCTCGCCCCCCTGGTGAGCCTCGATCTCCAGCATGGCACGCAGGCGACCGATGCGGGTCTCGTGGTAGGCGACCATCGCCGTCGCGTAATCGCGTCCGGTCTGCGCCTCCAGCAGGCCGCGCCTGGCCTGGTCCAACTCGCGGGCAATCAGTTCCTCGGGGCTCGGGGTGCGGAAGGGGTTCGGAATGCGGATCATTGGTGGACCCCTGAGATGGCGGCAATGCGGCGCGCGTAATGCCAGATGCTGGGTGCCTGCTCGATGGCCCGCTGCAGGGCTTCGCCGTCGGGCGGTGGTGGTGGTGGCGGCGGCGCGATTCGCCAGCGTGCCCAGCGGTTACGGCTGGACGGCACGATCAGGCCGGCTTGGTGGAGCTGGTGCAGGTAGGTTTTGGCCGTGGCGGCTTCGCAGCCGAGGCGGTAGGCGACATCGGCCATGGCAACCGGCTGGCGCTCGCGGACGATGGCCAGGGTTTCAGCTTGGCGCGGGGTCATGCGGCATCCCTCGCGTTCAAGTCCTCGGCCACCTGCTCTGCGCTGCTACGCGTCAGGCAATCGGCCACCACTGCGGCCGACCCGTCCAGGCCAGCCAAGCGGCGCACGACAAGCCAGCGGTCGCCGGCGGGGACCACGCTGAAAAGGCGCTGCGGCGCCACGGTTTCGGTGGTATCAGATCGGGTCATTTGCGCCTCCCTGGTCTGCTGCGGGCTCCTGGGCGGCGCGGATTTGATCTGCGCGCACCTTGGCCGCGTCCATGGCCTCAGCGCGAGCTTCACGGTCCAGCGTGCGGATTGCGGCGCGCAGGGCGTTCAGTTCGTCAATGGTCTGCGCGGCGTCGATCTGGCGCATGATCTGGGGGAAGTCTGCGACTTCGACCACCGGCCCCATGTCGCGCTGGACGGGTGCCGGCGCATGGCCGGCGTCTTCGGCCTCCTCGGGCGTGTAGGTGCCGACCACCACGCCGGGGAACACGGTGCGGATGCCCTCGGAAACGCACCGGGCGCGCAGCATCTGGCGCGGGTAGCTTTTCCATGTCGGGTTTTTGGTCAGGCCGGCAGCCGTGGCCATGTCCAACGTCCATTCGACCTCCACGCTGCCGCCTTGCGGGTGCGAGAACGTGCCAACCACGCGCCGGTCGGTGTACTCGCCCCAGCGCACGCTGCCGCCTGCCGAATGGAAGCGGGCCAGCATGGCGTCGGCCTTGAGCGTGGGCCTGCCGTTGATGACATGGTAGTCACGCGCTGCGATGGCAGGGTGCAGCCCTTCGGCCTGGGCGATGAGCATCAGGGCCATAGCCTGGTCGGGCGTTTTGACGCCGAACAAGCCGGACTTGGCGACGGCCAGAGCCATACGCTCGACTTGATCGACGGGAACGAGTGCAGTTGTCATGCAGAACTCCTGTGTGGGTTAAAAAGACACCTTGGCGCGCAGCTTGGCCACGATCTCGTCGGCCTCTGCGCTGAATCCGATGATCTCGCGCTCCAGCCTAGACTGGAATTCGGGATCACCCTTGACGCGCTGGACGTAGAGCTGCAGATCGGCAGGCATGCGTGGGTCGAACGACACGAAGTCGCACCACTCGCGGCCCGTCAGCCACATCTGGCCCTGGATCTGCGGCATGTGATCCTCCGGCATGCCGTTGAGCCAGGTCTCGAGGTGCACCTGAGAGTTCCAGGGGCACTTGATCTCGATCAGACCGAAAGCGCCATCGGGGTCAGATTCGTCTGACACCAGGCCGTCAGGGCTCGCGCCGATGGGCAACTTCGGGTGTGCGATGAAGCCCGTCTCGGTGATCCTGGCCGAGGTAGTGAACTGGTACGCCACGCGGGCGGCGTCTTCGTTCTCGCGGCCCCAGCGCAGCGGCGCGGCATCAGGCGTGATCACGGGCTGGCCCGTCAGGCGCTCGGTCACGATTTGCCAGAGGTAGCGTGTGCGCTCGGCGCTCGGGTTGCCAGGCTCGCCGGCCTTGGCCTGCGCGGCCGTGGGCTTGTTGCGAGCCAGTACGTCCTTGAAGCGGCTGGCGGTGACCTTGCCGGCGCGGGCGGCAAACCAGGCGTCATCGCGCTGGGTGTCGGTGAGAGTGGTCATGCTGTCTCCATGGTGGTGATTTCTGCGGAAGCATCGGCAGTGGCCGAGCCCTTGGCCACGGCGGCGCGGAGCTCGGAGGCCAGCTGCAGGGCTTCCTCGTCGGTGAGCCAGATGCTGCAGTCGAGCTTGCCGGCGCCGCTGCTCATGATGAAAACGGTGTGCCCGAATTCCGCCGTGGTGGTGGATCGGTGGGCTTTGAATGTAGTGGTCATGGTGGTCCTTTCAGTACCAGTGGTGCGGGTCATCGTGATAGGGGTCGTCGTTCATGCTGTCGGCCATGAGTTCCATGGCGCGGTCATCAATCCAGGTTCGTTCGTCGCGCAGGATGCGATCCTTGAGCTCCATCCTTGCGTGCAGGCACTGCGCATCAGAGCCGGTGAGCATCAGCGTCCACAGCTGGTCGGTGGTGGCCTCGCTCATGTCCAGGTCTTCGAAGCCTGCGATGCTGGTGGTGCTGCCTTCGGTCTGGCGCAGGTTGTCGCACAGCCAGAGGCTGGTGCTGAACGTGTCGGCAAGCAGTTCGTCTGCCGCATCTGCGCGGTGGTTGTCGCTGGGCTCGCGGTCGCCGTCCCAGCGCGGGTCACGCGGGTCGGTGCACGGCCCCCAGGTGGCGCTATCGCCGGGGCCGTAGGTGGTGAGGTTTTGCATGTGGTGTGGCTCCTGTGGTTTAGATGAAGGCCGCCAGCAGGCAGCCGAGGGTGATGCCGAAGGCGGCGGCGAAGGCGTAGTCGATGGGGCGGAGGTTGGAGGTCATGGTTTGCTCAGGCTGCGGTGCGTGCCGTGAGGTAGTCTTGAAGGCGCTCGACGGTGCTGCGGCGATCAAGCCAGACGCCCGTTTGGCGCACGCCGTTCGGCATCGTCTCGATGATCATGACGCCGCCGCCGTCGCGGTACGGCTGCAGCACAGTGTTGGGCAGCTTGGCGATTTGCTGGAGCAGTTCGGTTTGCATTTGTGTCTCCGGTTGCGTGTTGCGATGGAAGAATCATAAACCAAAGTTAACACCTGCAACGCATTCCCGACTGAAAACTAGGGTTTACAGTTTGACGCGGGATCGGTTACAGTGTGGGCATGAAACAAAAACGCCATGCCGCCCCCATGCCGGCCATCAGCACAGCCGACGCGATCACGCGGGCAGGCTCCATCAGCGCATTGGCCCGCTTGCTGGGCATCAGCCGCGTGGCTGTGCACAAGTGGGGCGAGACGCCACCGCCGGCGCGCATGTGGCAACTGATGCAGATCAGGCCAGAGTGGTTCGCCACGGAGGCTAAGCCGTGAAACAAGGCGACCGCGTGCGCCTGTCAGACGGCCAGGACGCCATGGTGCTGGAGGTCAACGTGGCAACCCTGCGCGTGGCCCGCATTCGCGAGGACTGGCCGTTTCCCGGCCTGCCTGAGTCGGTGCTGCGCGGCACGGTCAAGCGGCTGCCGTCGCGGTATCTGCGCGAGACGCATCAGGATGTGGAGGCTGCGAGATGGTGAGATATGCCAGCCCGTGGGACGCACTGCTGACGCAGAGCAGCATTCGCATGTCGCCAAGGACACAAGAAACAGGCAGTGAGGTGTCGCATTCACGCGGCAAAACCGCCGCAGTTCTAGCCGAACTGGAGCGCCATGGAAGTCTGGAAACCGTCACCATCGGTGCGATATGTGAGCTTGAGACGCGCCATGTCTGGGGGCTTCTCAAGGGTCCTCGAGCGCGTGGGCAGGTATCGTTTGAGGATGGTCGCTGGAGCCTGAATCGAGACTGGCGCGGCAACGAGATCGAGCGCGCAGCGGCTTTGCTGCGCGACGCCGGGTGGACTGTGAGGCCGCCAGCATGACCAGAGGCCGCGAAACCCTGCGCGAGAAGATGCTGCGCAACCAAGCGACCATGGACCTCTACGCGGCGATGAACAACAAGCCCCGCGTGCTGCTGGACATCCCGCCTGAGCCGGCCAAGCGCGGGGCGAGGAAACCGTCAGGACAGCCCACCGAGGCGCAGATTCTCAAGGCCGTCATGGCGCTGCTGAAGCGCCATCCGAAGGTCGCCCAATGCTGGCGGCAGAACTCGGGCACGTTCCAGGAGCGAAACCGCGACGGGTCTGTGCGGTACATACGGGCGAACACCGCCAAGGGGATGTCGGACATCATGGGCGTGATGAAGGACGGCCGAACGCTGGCCATTGAGGTCAAATCCGCCACCGGGCGCATGCGTCCAGGCCAGGAGGAATTCCTCGCCACGATCCGCCAGGCGGGCGGCGTGGCCGGGGTTTGCCGGTCTGTTGAGGATGCGCAGGCGTTGCTGGCATGACCCCCGAA